CCTCGATGTGGTCGGTCAGCACGTCAGCGGCATGGCGCACCTCGTGCGTCGAAGTCTTCGAGTCCAGCGCCATGACCATGGCCTGGGCGGCGCCGACCTTGTCGGCCTGGGCGGCCTCGCTGAGCGCCAACTCGTGAAGTCTGTCCCCCGCAGCCGCCAGAGCTCGGTCAACCGCTCGCTCCCGAACGATCCGCGAGTAGGTTCCAGCGTTCGCCACGCTGGGAGTGTTCTGGATGATCTGGCCGATGTAGGCCAGCCCGGTGATCATCCCGTCAGTGGTTTGGACCTGGTACCGGTCGCCCAGGAATTCACCGACGGTCACGATGTCTGCCGGCTGGCTGTCGCTGTGCAGAGCCAGGATGGCGCGGTACAGGTCGCCGTTCTCTGGCCAGTAGAAATCCTCCGGGGTCAGCTCTGCCGACAGCACGTCGATCAACTCGTTGCGCAGGAGCATGGCACCCAGAACGCCATGCTCGGCTTCCAGGCTGAACGGGTCACGCATGGTAATTTCCCTCGACGATCTTCACGAAGTTCGACGGCGCGATGATCCAGTCGAACGTGGCGCGGAATGGCTTCGCACCGTTGCGACCGGGGACATTGCCCATCAGGAACGGGGAGGCCTTGACGGTTTCGAAGAGCTCTCGCCAGAAGTCCAGCGAGCGGTGGGCTTCGTGCTCCCTCCATCGGGCTTGCAGGTGGCGCCGTCGGGTGTCGTTCAGCAGGGCGACTGCTGGGAGCTCTGGCAGCACCTGGTGGTACAGGTCTGCAATGGCCTGTGCCGGGCACGGTTTGATTCCGTGCTGGTGTCCGTTGAGGTGTTCGGGTTGATCAGGTTCGAACAGGTCTTGGTCGTTCGACTGACCCGGTTGAGGCGAAGCGTCAACGAGTCCTACGTCAGTAGGACTATCTCTTTCTGTATCTGTATCTGTATCTAGGGCGTTAGCTTTTGTTCCATTTCTGTTGCGTGAAACGTTACATTCTTGTTTCTTTCGCGCACGATGGGCTGCAACCCGCGCCGTGCTTGAGTCCGAGGAAAACTGGCGCTTGTCCCAGTTGGCGGGAATGTTGTCTTCGGTGATCAGCCCCTTCCCCAGTAGGCGCCCTTTCGACGCGGCCCACTCCTCGGAATTGATGCGCAGTTGGAACGCGACCTCATCATCATGAAACGTTACATCGCCGTTTCCGCAACGCAGGCACAACAGCATGATGTAACGGCGCTGGTCGACCTCGCTCAGCATCTGGACCTTCGGGTCGGTGGCGAACTCCGCGTACATGCGGAACCATTGGTTAGCCATGGCCAATCTCCGAAAGATTTACGGGGTTGTCGGAGATCGCAGCGCGGACCTTGCTCTCGGCCTCTTCCATGCTGAGGCCAAATATGGTCATGGCCAGTTCTATGAGCATGTCGGTCGGAATGGGTGAGTCCCGCACGTCACACTCGAGCGGAACAAGTGGCTCAGGGATTTGCATGGAAGGCCTCCTTCGGCCTGCGTAACGATGCCCGGAGATGCGCAAGGCACTCCCGGCGAGCATTCTCTTTCGCGATATGGCTGTAGCTCTGCTTGATCTGCTGGGCGGCCTGCAGAGCCATCTGCTGGTGAAACTCGACGCTTCCCGCCGGGACTGGTACGGCTCTACCGAGCCCGCTCAGCACGCAATCGAGTACCTCGGTGACCGGGCGAGCGTCCGGACCACGGAGCTCTTCGCCGTCCGGCTGGCCAATCTGGAAGGACGGCATTCAGTCCCAACCCAGCGGTCCCGGCCGCTTCTTCTCGGCCTGAAGGCCCAACTCAGCCAGCGTCTTGAGCGCCTGAATGTACTCGAATGGATGACACTGAGCCGACATTGGGACGACCTGAAGCTCCAGAAGCGCAAGCACCTTGCACCACCGCTCTATCTCGCCCTCTTTCCAGCGGCTGACAGTAGATTCGCTCACGCCGATTGCATCAGCGACGGTCTTCTGCCCAACCGACAAAAGCCGGTTCAGGACTAGGGACTCGAACTCCCGTGCCCTTGCGTCGCGCTCGGGGTTTAATTGGCTGGCTGTCATGGTTACGACGCCATCCGCTTAGGCTCGTCTTCTTCGCGAGCCTGAAGCGCGCCAGAGGATGCCTTCTCCAGGACGCACTGATGCTGATAGGAAAACCCACCTTCCGATTTGCACTGAGAAATGCGCCCAGGGCTTACGCCTAGGGCCTTCGCAATCGCTCGCCCTGTTCCGAAGTGGGTGAGCGCCTGTTCGTAATTCATACGGCTGCCTCAATGGTTTTGCTGGAGTTTAGAAAAATAAACAGTCGCATGCAAGTTATCTAAACCAACAAGGATTTAGAATCCTAAACATGGACTTTTCAGACAGACTCAACCAGCGCATGGATGCCTTAGGCATCAGCGCCGCAGACATCTCCAGAGAGATCAAGGTCTCCAAGGGGACTCTCTCCCACTGGACCAATGGCACCAACAAGGCCAGAGGAAAGAACCTGATCGCCTTGGCCAAGGTGCTTCGATGCAGCGCCTCCTGGCTGGAAACCGGGAAGGGAGAAAAGGAGCTTCCCGCACATGAAGGGGCTCCTTCAGAGGCCGACTACGCTCTTATTCCCCAGCTCACCGCTAAGGGTTCGTCGGGAAATGGCTACCTAAACGATCATGTTGAGGTCAAGGGTGGATTGGCATTTAAGCGCGACTGGCTTCGACGCATGGGGCTGAAGGCTGAAAATCTTCGCGTAGCCTACAACCAGGGAGACAGCAACTGGCCTACCCTCTCCGACGGAGAGGTCGTCCTGATAGATGTTTCCTGCAAGGAGCCCGCGAACGGGAAGATGTTCGCCCTGCATGATGCCGACCAAGAAGTGATCTTCAAGCGCCTTATCCGAGAGATATCAGGAGGATGGCTGATCCGATCAGATAATCAGGACAAAAATCGATACCCAGACCAGCCTGTCACTGATGACGGAATGCGCGGCGTAGACATTATCGGTCGTATCGTTTGGCGTGGCGGCGCGATGTAGTCAGGTGCTGACCGGCACTCGGGCTTTTTGATAATCAAGGAGGTTTCATGCGTTTAATCGCCATAGCAGCAATAATGATCATGCTGTCAGGTTGTGCCGTATCTCAACAAAAGCCGGTCCCGAGAATTCCATTCCCTGCTGCTGAATTTGCCGCTCTTCCGACAAAAGGGACTGGCACATTGACTGGCCAGGTCTTTATGAAGACCGTTGGTGGAGATGTGAAATTCGGTGCAGGGAGCACAGTTTACCTAGTCCCCGTTACGTCCTACTCGAAACAGTGGTACGAAGTGAACTACATAGGAGGACAAGCGCTTGAGGCGCCAGATCCTCGATCAGGACAGGGGTCCATCACTACGGTGGCGGACGGGAACGGAAACTTCACATTCACGGACATCCCGCCAGGCGACTACTTCCTCAGCTCAACCGTCACTTGGCAAGCGCCATCGAAATACGGACTCCTGCCTCAAGGAGGCGTAGTGGCCAAGGTCGTGAGCATCGCTGATGGCATGAAGCTTCGCGAGATGCTCACACGGTAACACCCTTAACCAGAGGGACATAGCCCGCCTAGCGCGGGCTTTTTTGTGCCCGCTCAATCCAAAAGTTTAGATTTCTAAAAAAATCCCTTGACCTTAATCGTTTAGTTTTCTAAATTTCACTTCAACGCCAGCAACACACCGCCGGCCAGGCCACCGAGCCGACCGCTCTTTAACAACCAGGCATGAGCCAACAGGCGCCAGTAACGCTTCTGCAATCGGGCATCGTTTGCGGAGGTAGGCAAGTGAGACCTGTTGGACGGTACGAAATGCGCAATGCGCTCACCACCGACTACCGGCGTGAGGGTTTGCGAGAAACACCGATTTCCCAGATGCCCTTCGCAAGAGGGGCATCGAGGAAGTCAACGAGCAAGCCAAGGAAACCGTGGCGACATAACGGAACCAGTCAGAGCGCTACCCAAGGTTTTGCTCCTGTAAGGCTGGGGCTTTCCGGACCGGCGTTGTGGGTGCCCCAAGTGGGGATAAGCCTGTGTCGTACGACGAGGAAAGTGCGTGATCTGACCGACTTGCCGCCGTAAGCGGCATCCGATTTCTCAGATGCGCTTGGGTACAGGCGCATCGAGGAAGTCAACGAATCCGGTCAAGAGGGCAAGACATGAACGCATACAAGGCAGGTGACAAAGCCTGCTACCTCGGTCGAGCACGCGCCACTGTACTGGGCAAGACATCGCGCGGCTACCGCATCGAATACTGGGGCCAGGGTGCCCGCGATGGCGAACTGATCCGCGCAACTGTTCCGGCGCGCGACCTGATGCCGATTTGACCACTTCACTGATGCCGCTTCGATGAGGCGGCATTGGGAAGTCAACCGAGGATTCAGAGATGAACCAGATTTCAATCGTGGGCTACGAAAGCGACTGCAATTGCGAGCACTGTGGTCGCGCCCTGAAACATGGAGTTCGCCTTAGCGATGGGCGATTGGTTGGGGCCACCTGCCTCGACAAGAAGCTGACAAAGCCGCGCCAGTACAAAGGCAAGTCGTTCCGCTTTGGCGCCGAGCACATCATCAAAATTGCCAAAGTCGTTCAGTTCTACTCGCCGTCCAATTGGGCGCGCTTTGGTGTTTCCGCATCGAGCACAACTTTTGAAGGTATCGCATGAAGATAAGACCAAAAGCTGGGCCAGCAAGCTTGAAAGGAGACGGGCGTGACTACTCGCGCCTAGTCCTCGCGGCATTCGCCCAGATCACCGAAGACGATGAAATTGATCGGATTGTTGAGCTAAATCGCAGGAAGCGCGAAGTGAATGAAAATGCCAAGAAGCGGTTCTAACCCGCCGCCCTGCCGGCATCACCGAGGAAAGGACATGAGAGTTCACGAGAAATTCAGCAAGAAGGGGGCGAGGCCGCTGGAGTGCGTACAACCAACTGTTCGCACTATCGCCGGCGCCGTACATCCAGTCGCGGTTGAGTTCTTCCAGACGAGCGATTCCTGCGATGGCCGCACCCTCACTGCATTCATGACGCCGCAAGAGGCGATGAAGTTGGCCCTGCATCTGCTGCACGTCGTGCAGGGCGCTATGCGCTAACCCGCCGCCCTGCCGGTAACAGGGTACCACCCGCGCCTGCCGGGTTCCCCAACGCCGGCCCGATCCACCTGGCTCCCCATCGCCAGGCTGTATCGGAGAGTGGTCTGGCCGCACAGCGCTAGGGGTATAGCGTGTGCTGCGGGTACCACCTGAATCAGTTCAGAGTCACGCCGCCAGATGACCCAATCCAGTCGGACAGAGACTCAGCACCGGCCAGACCACTCCCCCATACAGCCACCACGCAATCACAACAGACGGAGGCCCCATGGCGTGGGTATCGTGACTGGGAAA